AGCGGCTAATGACCAAGGTATCTGTCACTTTACCTTTAGGCTTCCAGGACGGATAAACCTTTTGTAGTGCAGGGATGTCAAAACCAATGATGTTGTGACCTATGATTTCATCGGCTGCAGCAAGCAGGTCCAGGGCTTCATTGATGCCATCAGTACCGTGGTAAATCTGAAGAGCGTTAACTCTTCTGTCTGCACATTTTGTATCGTGTATCGATATGCAGTGAATAGTGTCTAGCTCATGAAGAAGACCGTTACTCTCCAGGTCAAAGACCAGGCTCACAAGCTCATCTCCATCTGAGAATAATCATTGACCTTCTCACCTTCCAAAGCCCATCTACCGATAGTAGTTCTTTTACCGTTACGGTCTTTCACTTTGATGTCTTCACGAATTATGTCAAACCCGGCCTTTCTTAGAGAATGTATGTGAGCCGATATTCGAGTGATACCCCAGAACCTAAATGCATCTAAACTTGTGATGCTGTTGCCTTCCTGTAGGAACTGTATGACTTTATCTTCTTGTGACATTTTGCTTCTCCTTGGTTTCGATTTTAGAAACGATTGTTACCGGAGTCGGCATCGATAAGCCTCCCGGTGTCGCGTTGATATTGAAGTCGCCCTGCCCATCCGACCTGTCCAGTGAAACGATTCTTTAAGACCACCAAATCACGGCAGTCATTGGTAGGGTCTTCAGGGTCCATTTGGAGACCAAGGCATTGGTCTGCTAGTTGGGCTATGGCATGGCTTCCTCTTAGCTGAGACAGCTCTACCTTGCCTCCTGCCTCATGACCTTTACCTTGGGGACGAGTGAGGTGGCTAACCAGGAACAAAGTGATGTCTAGCTCCTGAACCATCGTTCTCAACTGAGTCATTGCATCGTCAATCAATCTGCGTTCATCAGTGACCTTTCCGGTCATGGAACTTATGATTAGTGACAAATGGTCTAAAAACACATGGGTACATCCCATCGCTTTTGCCATGTACTGAATGCGGTTAATAACAATGGGTAAACTATGGCTGCCACCAGAATCTAACAGCTGAATCTCTTGCGTCTCAAACAGCTCGTCATGGGCTTTTAAGACCTCTTCTTTTGTTGCAGCCTCATAGTCCTGGACGATGTTCTTATTGATGTGAAGGCCGATTAGACCCCTTACAGTGCGCTTGTTCTGCTCCTCTAACATGAGCATTCCAACCTTCTGGTCATGCATGTGTAAGTGATAAGCAATCTCAGTGACTAATGTAGATTTACCTACGCCACTCCCGGCACAAATCGTGACCAGGGTCGATGGACGAATGCCCCTGGTGAGTTCGTTAAGTTTTGTATAGGGATAGGTAATAGTGGAGTGTTCATCAGCATCCGTGATACAGCTACGGAGTTCTTTGGTAGAGATAATGCCGTCAGGTCTCCAGTCCTTAGCCCTCCATATAGCGTTGACTATTTCAGCCTCTGCTCCTGCCAGGAGAGCCTCGTTAGCATCCTTAAAACCACTTAGCTTAGCTATCTTGCATTTGCCGATAGGAAGACTCTCAGCGCAGTCTAATGCAGCCGCGGTACCTGCTTCATCACCATCAAATAACAGGATAAGCTCATCGAATCCACTGAGGTAGTCCCAGGCATTCATAAGGGCTTTCTTAGCTGATTGAGCACCATTTGGGACTGAGACTACAGGCCATTTGTTCTGTTGAGCCTGGGACACTGAGAGGCAGTCTAAAGCGCCCTCTGTAATGACCAGTTTCTTGCCAGTAGTCCATAAGTGTTGTCCAAAAAGACCCATCTGCTTAGTCTCACCCAGGGCAGTGAAATTCTTATCTTTGTCCCTGGTCTTCTGAGCAACAACTTCACCGAACTCATTACGATAGTTTTCAATCTGAACTGGCCTACCGAACAACTCACCGACCTGGTAGTCAAACTTACGACAAGTGTCTTCTCGTATTCCCCTGGCAACCAATGCAGCATAGTGACCGTGGATTAAATCTTTATTTATCTTTTTAGGTGTACTGACTGTAGTGCCTTTAGCATCGTCACCTGGCGTGTAAGCCTGGCACCCGAAACAGTAAGAATGGTCATCATCAAACAAACCGCAGTTGTCCTTGCTACCGCATTCTGTACACGGTATATGCATCACAAATGCAGAGTCATTATGGTCGGTTACTGGAAGCATCATTGGTAATCCGCCTCTTCCAAAACATACTTCTTTATAAACTTCTCAGGACTACCATAGCGATACCACTTAGCCTTTCCTTTTACTCGCCATTTCTTCTTTATAGGTGTTAGTAGAAACTTGTTGTTTACACAAAAAAGGTGTCCTGGGTGCTTTATGTCGAGATAAAATTCTCTATCTACTTTTACAAACTCAATAGCTTCTTCCAGTCGTACTACATCGTTCGTGTACCCATTACCGTACTGGTCCTTGTGCCAGGCCGCTTCATCGACTTCGCGCATGAGTTTTATTGTTTCTTCAAGTTTTTGTTGTAATACTGCTAAACGCTCTTCGCTCCGGGCGACACTGTTTTTAAAGACTTTCATGATTTCCCTCACATAAAAAAAGGGGACCCTTTCAGGCCCCCTTAGCTCTCCTTGACTACAATTATTCCTGCAGCCACTCATCAGGAATCGATTTGTGCGCCCATATGAAACCCTGCTTATCGCAAAAGCTTGCATATGTCGTTTTCGACCCCTTGTAGAGTTTCGAATTGCAATTACTAAATACAAACCTTATGTCCAGGTCTGGGTGCTGCTTCCGTATCAGAATATGTTTCTGACGGTCAGCGGTGTCCCAAATACCTTTTGTTTCGACATAAAAAAAGCCACCAGTCTTAGGCAGCTTAAAATCAGGAGTGTACTTATGATTGCTCTCTGGCATTACATAGTGAATCTTGTCAGTCTCGTACAGAAGTTCAACGCCTGCTGCTTTAATCTGTGCAGCTGCTTTGTCTTCAAGACCACTTCGATAACCATGTCGGATACCACGTTGTTTAGAATCGGTCTGCCGATTGTGTTTCGGTCGCGTCTTCTGCATCGAAAGCTTCCTGTAGAATTTCCTGGCCTACAAAACCGCCCTCCACGGCATCAAATCCATCGCCACTTTGCTCTCCAGAGGAGACTGGCTCAATGATTTGTACTCTTGTTAGCTGCAGGGAGACACCATTTGAGCCGCTGACTGAGTACGGTGTGGCAAAACCTCCAACACGTAGGACTGAGCCGCCCCATATCTTTGGCACTTGCTCACCGACCAGGTTAGCCCCAGTTGCGTCGAAAAATACTGGTACATATTTAGACTTAGTGACAAACACTGTCTCACCAGTGTCCTCATCGGTTTTGTAAGGTAAACGAGCACTCTTCCAGTTCTTACCAAATTCAGATTCAGCGATCTGGTTAATCGTATCTACTAGAGCAGAAGCATCGTCTACTATAAGATTAGTTTTATACTTAGGTTCGCCACCGAAAGCGGTGTCTGGTTGGTTTAACCAAGGATATTGTGCGCGGCCCTTGTTGCTTGTAAATTTAACTCTGTTGTTCTGAGACATTCGTCTCTCCTTTGTGTTTTAGTAAAAGTTTAAGTTTCTTCAGACAATAGAAAACGCCCTTCTGAGTAATCAAAAGTTCACGATTTTAGGTAGGGTTTTGTTCTCTAAAGGGTGGACACTTCTAATGTCCAGGGTTTAGCTAAAGCAGTATTCAGACTCAATTACATCTTGTAAATTCAAATTTCCTTTTGGTGGAACTGTGACATCAAGTTTTTCCAAACCTTCTTGTGACAGCTGTTTCTTTGCCTGCTTTAAAAAGGTGTCGTACAGGCAGTAACCGTCATACATCGCAACAAAAGTTTCACGCACCGACTCATACATCACGCCAGTCTCCGCAGGCGTAGTCCCAAACGAGTCGTGTATACAAAAGAAGCTTGTGACACCTTCGCGTTTGCTTTTTAAGATTGTTTTTACCAGGTGTGAACTGTCCATTGCATGGATAAGATTAGGAGCCACAGCACTCTTAGACTTCTTCTTGTCTACCTTCGAGTGGGCACTCCTGCTTCTTAGTGAAATCTGCACTCTGTTCCTGACTCCTGCGACTCTGTCGTACAAAGCGATTTTTACTTTTCTGACATCCCAATGAGTGTAGCGTTGGACCATTGGGAAACCAGTGGGAGTCTCAAACTTAACGTGCTTACCTTCGTGAGCCAGGGCACCTGCAATCTTCTGGAAGAAACCCATACCACCACTTGCACTAGAGACAACCTCCTGGACTGCCTGATAGTTCACCTCAGCTAAAAGCCTGGCACACTGTATTTGGGTCCACTCATCGTTAGTAAAGGGATGGACAAAGAGCTTACCTGTGCGCTTGTCCAACTCCTTACGCATGACTTTGGTTGCCATCTTTTTCATGACATCGTCAATCAATTGGTCACCAAAACCAAACTTACCAGAGCTATAGCCATAGGTCATAACATTGCGTTTGCAGATGCTACGGTCGACACCCAGGGCCAACCACATCTTGGCATGAGTTTTACGGTCAGCTCTTTTTTCTACTGCTGAGTGGGTAACCTTTCCGTCCACATCCTTGGTATCTACGACCCAACCTTCAAAGTAACTAGGGTCTGCAATCTGCTGCAGTCTTTTGACAGAGACCTCAGCAACAGCGCCATAGATATCCTGGGGTTTTTCTGACGGTATCAAGTTGACCAGGGCACCATCTTTTGAACTCAAAGATGCAGCAGCATAGTGTTGGATTCCGCTGCAGGAAGCATCGATTGAAATGGGTAGCCCACACATGTACACCCCCAGACCTGCGTCTTGACAGTCCATGTACTTAGCAAACTCATGACATGCTGCAAGAAACTGGAACGGCTTATCTGCTTTAGACCAAATCCTGTACGTTCCTTCCATGTCGTGACCGATTGAATAAATGAGCTTCGCTCTACGATTGACCAGTGCAACTCTTTTCTCTAAAGACTGCTTACTAATCTTGTTGAGGTCCCAGACGTTAGCAATATGGATGGCAAGCCATTCGATACTGTCTTCATCTAACCTGGTCTCATCAGCAAGCATGAACATAGCTTTAATATGGTCATCTCTGTGGTAGCTGAAGTTGCTTATCGGGTAGACCCTACCGCGAGTGCATAGGTTCCATGCTAAGTAGAACTCATTGTAGCCACTTAACTCTTCAGCATCCGCTAGGTCCTGACGCATCATAGTGACCTGGCCGTCAATCTCACGATTCTTGGCCCTAATAGTTTTTGCGTCAACAATGAATTTCTTTTGGTCATCACCTGGTAAAGATGAAAAGTTCTTTGGCTTACTAAGGAATGGCAGTTGGTCTTTCACAGGAAACTTTGTGATGTTCTTGTTGTTCTCCCAAGCCCACTTGACTGCAGACAACACAAACTCGTTAATCTTGAGAGGGGTATCCTGAAGAGCATTTAAAGCCTCTATGTAATCAGGCGTTACCTTGCCATCCTGTAGTTGGTGTTCTATTGCTTTTCGCTGCGTGTAGCAGCTGTGCCTAACCAATGGAACCTGGGATGCACTGTCATTCGAGTAGTAAGCCCCAGAGTCAAACTTGGTGTGCTTGTTAAGCTTAATAACTGAAGGCCGAAACATAGGCTCTTGCCACGCCTGGAGATGGTCCGTGTTGGCTATAGTATCCCTAGCCTCTATGGTTAGACCTACCATTGTCTTGTGAGTAGAAGGCTTAGCACTAGGCTTCTTTACCCAGGTATCAAACAAGTCACTGACTTCTAAGATACACCTAAAGATAATAGCAGCGACTTTGGTATGACGGTCTGAATCTTTGTCCCAAGAATCAAACTTATAGCCGCTCTCTTTGGCCCACGCTCTTGCTGCTCTTTCTCTGTAGAAATCACTAGAGATGTTCTTTACGACTTTAGTCTCTATTGTCTTAGACAGAGACAAGTCGAATGCCCTTAGACCCATAGACCAATGCTCAAGCTCGATTCGCTCACCAATAGACTCTAGTACCTTTGTCCTGGACTTACTTGTAGCAACACCTTCAAAAGACACTTTAAGACCAATGTAAGCAGCAGTCATTGGGTCTATCGGCTTTAGGTCCTTGTAGCCACAAGATTTTCGACCATCAGATTTAGTTTCTTCATAAAGAAGGTAATCTTCGATTGCTTTAGAAACTCTTGGTATTGCCTGAGTAATGACCTTATGAGCATTATTCTGTGTGGAAAGCTTAGAGTTTTTCTCAAGCCTCGCAAGGTACTTGTCTCTTCCGTCTGCGAACATCTTAAGTTCACGCTGCATTTGTATCTCATATGTACCTTTAATCTTCTTCTGCATACCAGTGTCTCCCTCGACGTTTGTATCTCTATAGGGTGGACACAACTAAATGAGTACCTTAAACCATAGTTTCATAGGCTTTTTATACAGTACTACATTTAGTAAATGCCTTACTACCCTTCCTTGTAAGTCTATTAACAAATATTTAACAGCCAGAGCAGTATTTCTATCTTCTGTTGCATGGTAAATTACTTGATAAAGCATACTTCTAGACAAAAAAAAGCCTCCGTGGTGGAGGCTCTAGTACTATTAGTGCAGCGTAGGTTTGTCTGGTAGTCTTCCGTCATTACCAGGAACAGGTTCCAGGTCCTCCAGGTCAAAACAATCAGTGGCAAACCCTAACGCAATCTGGAACTGTAAGGGAACTTTGGTTACTTGTTTCTTTTTGTCATCCTCTTCACTGCTCATGCTGCCCTCTCTTCAAGTTTTTTCATGATGATAGCCAAATTGTCTTTCTTAGCGTGGACATACTTCTTCGTCGTAGCTATCGACTTATGACCCAAGATGGTACCCACGATTAACGTATCCACATTAAACTCCATAGCCAACCTGGTTGCACAGGTATGTCTAAGCACATGAAATACAAAGTGTTCGTCATAGGGTGCCAGGCACTGCTTTGCTAACGCCCAGGTATCGTAGAACTTACGATTGGTCCAGACATCAGAAGGACAGTTGTCCAGGTTACGCAGTGCCTCTCTTGCTGAGGCGTTCATGGGGACTGTGCGTTCTGAGCCATTCTTAGTGTTCGTAAGCTCGATAAAGTTACCACAGGGGCTAATGGTGCCAATTGTCTTCTTGGGCTTAGGATTGTTAATAGACAGTATCTCACCTAAGCGCATCCCAGTGTTAACTCCCATTAGGACAAAGTCAGCCATCCAGGGATGGTCTGAGTCTAAGAAGAACTCAACCAGGTCATCAACCTCCTGGTCCGTGTACCACCTGGGTCTTCCAGATTCAACAGTCTTCCACTCAACTTGTGGCGCGTAGTCCATCAGCTTCTTGTTTACAGCCTTCTTAAATAAGCGGCTATAGGCTGCCAGGTACCTGTTGACTGTAGAGTCAGATAGGCCCTCTTCTTTCAGGTGGTCCATGAAGTCATAGAGGTCATCGTCAATGTAGCTGCCGATTGCTCTCGTTCGGTTGTTACTAAAGTTACTTAGGCGGTTGACCATAAAGTTACAGTCTTTTAAATACTTGTCCTGCCAAAGTCTCTTTCCGTACTTATCAAAAAATGTTTCTAGGGTTAAAGTTTCCATTTAAGTTACCTCTCAGTGTACGGCATCAAGGCCGTCTAGGAAGCCCCTGGTGGGGACATTTTGTGTTACCCATAAAAAAAAGACCCGGAGGTCTTTGTTCGTCGATTTCTATAGGTTTTGTCTATTGCCTTTTCGCATGTAGAGACTATTGAGCAGCTAGTTACATGGTTAGAGCGCTCGACTCATAATCGATCGGTCGTAGGT